TTAGACAAGAATAAATTTGGGGCGAATGACATTAGAATTTCTTTCTTGAGTCGGAATATACTTTGTTTGTAGAAGCTCCAACAAAACTTTCCATTGGCAATAACGCAGCAATGTCCCATTCACCTGCTGAAATTTCCAGGAATCTTGACTGAACATGGTTAAACAGATATCTCTTAATGCAAGGTTGTGCCTCGAACAATTTAGATGCAGCCTTCAAAGTTTGATACGTTAATCGCAACCTTGTTGATGCGTCATACTTGTTATTATTGGCGTAATCACTTAATTTATCTAAAAGAATGATGCGTTGCTTTGGGTGAATGTAGTGTAGATTCAGCCCTAGAAAACCGTCTTGGTAACGTTCTATTGGTAAAACCAATGGGAACCTGTCGTAATATGGCAACGAATCCTTCGTCTTCGGATCATAAAAGTAAAAGTACATTTTTCCAATAATTGTGCCCTCTCTCAATCTGGTCATGTCATTCATTAACGATTGTTTCGATGGTTTTAAATCCGAAACTTTCGAACGAAGCCAATCACGTGACTTTCGAGTGCGTGGTGTTAATCCCTCTTTTTGCAGGGATGCATTAATTCTATCTATTAAATAAGCCATGCCGTATTTATACTAGATGCCTAGTTCTTTTTCAGTTATGATTTGAAATTGCCAACCATGTTCTCGGCAAAAGATATCAGCTGCCCGCCACTTTTCTTGGTTTACCGCATATGTTGCCGCTTCTTGGATAAACCTTTGAGTCTTGCGTTTTTGCACTGGCATTTTAGTTTGTGAGTATGGCTTAACCTCCCACAAATACGTCATCACCAGACCGTCTTTCCGCCTGACCTTGACGATGAAATCTGGAAAGTAACGATGAATTTTTTGGTCAATTGGACTTCTGTAGGGTATGGGCAACTCCTCAGAACCCCACCAAATTACACCCGGATTATCATCAAGATATTTCATTACCATCTTTTCCCAACTTGAACGATATATTATGTTCGTTGGATCACCTTTATATTTCTGTGGGTTCTTAGGTTTGAATACACCTTTGTAGGTTTGTCTGGTCATTTGGTATAAATAATGAGTAATAACTTGAGGTATATATGGCACTATTCACGCTTACAGACATACGATTTAAATCCGATAGAAGTGCAACAACTAACAATAGAATAGTTGGAGACAAATATAAGATTAACACTTTGCGTTATCCATTGGATTTGGGCGAAGTGGATAAAGGTCATTATATGGTCTTCCACATCAATGAACAAAAACGCACTCAATTTCCAGGATCAACAACCGATGATGAAACTACGGCTGTAAAAAATAGACTTGGTTTAAATCGTTTTAGTGGTGGTGCATCCGATTTTGTTTCAGTAACGCAAGGTGCTATTACTGCTGCTTCACAATTAGACCTTACGGTTGTTTCTTCTAACATACAGAAAAAATTTAATTTGTCGGCTGGCAGTCCAGAATTGCAAAGATTATTGCAATCAACTATGGACACATTTAATAAAAGTTTCTCTGGTGTACAAGAGTATGTTGCTGAAAATTCTTCAACATATGCTAAAACTGGAGTTAGAACAACCAAACGTACAACTGATACGATTGCTTTGTATATGCCTGATACATTGGCATTCACACAGTCTCAGAATTATGCTGGACTAGAACTTGGTGGTGGTTTAGCTGCAACTCTTGGTGCTGGTTTTTCTGGTTTACAAAACATAATCAATGGTGATATGAGTGGTGTTGATAAAGCTAACTATGCACTTAAGAATGCAACGCCGTTTGTTTTGAATGCATTGGCTAACGCAACTGGCCCAGCAGGTCGTGCGGTATTTGCTGGGTTTACTGGAACAACTGTTAATCCTATGATGGAAGTTATATATTCTGCTCCCGAATTTAGAAGCTTTCGTTTTGATTTTATGTTTTATCCAAGAAGTAGTGTTGAAGCAAAAGAAGTGCAAAACATCATTCAACGAATTAGATTTCACCAAGCACCAGAAGTATTAGGTAATAATTCAGCTGGTGGATTGGGTGGTTATTTCTTAGTGCCACCTTCCGAATTTGATATTAAATTTTATTACAATGGAACAGAAAATGAAAACATACCATCAATTTCAACTTGCGTTTTACAAACAGTTGATGTTGATTATGCGCCAAATGGTTTTGCGGCATATGAAGTTCTTGAAGATAAAAATGTTCCAAAATGGGGTTCAACTGGTATGCCTGTAGGTATTAGAATGGGTCTAGTGTTTAAAGAAACTCAAATTATTACTAAGTACGATTTACAATCACGCAGAGTTGGTTCTAGTATTGCTGATTCTGAAAATCAATCAGACCAATGGATAAATTTTTAACATGGCAAAATATTTTAATTACTTTCCTCAAACGGCATATTATTTGTCGGACGACAACTCATCTTTAGATATTGTTACGAATATAATGTCTCGTTTTTCGTTCAATACAACATCTAAAGATAAATTGGTGATGTATTACAAATACGATATTTCTGACGGTGAGACTCCAGAAATAATTGCAGATAAATTGTATGGTTCACCAGAGAAACATTGGATCATTCTTTCGGTAAATAACATTAAGAATCCACAGTTTGATTGGCCTTTGCGTTATAATGACTTAACAAAATATATTGATATTAAATATCGTGGTGTCACATACGCAAATACCGCAAACACGGGAACAGGATTGTCTTGGTCAAAATCTCACACACATTCATATTATATAAATGAGAAACGAACTTTACCATCGGGTGATGAAACAACTGAAACTATTATTATTGATGCTGCAACATTTGCAAATACAAACACAACATCAACAGTTGTGTATACTCTTTATGATTCCACAAACGTTACGATAACAACAACAAAATCTTCTATGTCTTACTATGAATATGAACTGGAAGCAAATGAAGAAAAAAGAACGATAGACATTCTTCGTCCAGAATTTGTAAAAACAATTGAACAAGAATTCAGAAACGTTATTGCATAATGTCAGAATTAAACATACAAGAAACAACACAATACAGAATTACCGAATTGATGTTGGTAACCAAATCTGGTTATATTGATATCAAAGATAAATTTGAAGAATTGAATATGTTTGATTCGATGCTGAATCAAACAATGAGTGGTAATATATTAATACGTGATGCTATAGGTTTATCTGAACAATTAGTATTTGATGGCTCTGAAGTTCTAATAGTTAAAATTGGTAAAGATGAAGATGAATTGATGATAAAGAAATCATTTCGAATCTATAAACAATCAAATCGAGTTCCGGTAAATCAGTCCAGTGAAGTCTATGTTTTGCATTTTGTTTCTGATGAGTACATTTTTTCATTACAACAAAAAGTTCAACACTATTATAATTTGTCCTATTCTGATGCTGCCGTTAAAATAATGAGTGATTATTTGGGTATCAAAAAATTTGGAATATATTCATCTTCTTTTGGTGTTCGGAATATTCTTGTTCCATCTTTAGAACCTTTAGTTGCTTTACAATGGCTTGCAACTAGAGCTGTAGACGAAAATCAATCACCTGGATTCATATTTTTCGAAAACAGAATGGGTTTTAATTTTACCAACTTGAGTACACTATTTTCTTTCCCGAGTTTAACTAGAGTAAATTTTAGTGCAAAAAATATTTCGGATAATCTAGGTGAAGAATTTACTGGTGCTAGAAGTTTTGAAGTTATCACACAAAATGATTTTGTTCGTAACACCAAATCTGGCGTTTACGCCGGCAAACTTATAGCGTTTGATCCTTTAACAAAAACGATACAAGAGCAACAACATACTTTTAAAGAAATGTATGATAGTGGTGAACATGCAAATAGAAATCCAAACGTTTCTTTAATAAAAAATAGAGGTGGTTTATTTCAAACACAGATGTATGATTCCAGAATTGTGACTTATCCATTTTTTGGTAATAGAAAAAATAGTGCGTTCATCAAAGAAAACGATCCAACGTCTGTGTCATTGGATGAAGACACAGAAAATTATAAATTTCAACGTGAAGCTATTTTTCAAAACCTATTCTCAAAACGTGTTAAATTAGTTTTACCTGGAAATTTTAAATTGTCTTCCGGTTTTTGCATAGATTTAGATGTACCAAAAAGAAGTGTTTTGGTGGATGGTGAAAATCCATTTGATTCTTCATTATACGGCAAATATTTAATTGTGGCCACACGACACATAATAAGACCAAACATGCATGAGGTCGTAATTGAAGCTGTAACAGATTCATCTAATTATAGAAATAAAAATAATACTGTGTTTACAAGTACTGTTGACCAAGAAAGAGCAGCAAATTATAATGAATAATGATTACTATCAAAATTGGGTTGGTATTGTTGAGGATAGAAACGATCCACTAAAGTTACGTTGTAGGGTTCGCATTATTGGTGTACATCCAATTAGTAAAGCGCAAGTTCCAACTGAAGCTTTACCTTGGGCATCAATTTCTTGTCCGCCGTCTTCGATGTTATCTTTGATGATGCCAAAAGAGGGTGATACTGTTGATGGTTATTTCATGCATGGTAATCCTGATTTTCCAGTTATTACTGGGGTCATACATGGAATTAGACTAGAAGAACAAAACAATGAACTTGGTTTTAATGACCCACGAATACCAGAAATAATTATTACAGCACCAAGACCCGCAAAAGGTATTGTGTATGAACAAATTGGTGTGCCATCTTTGCCACTTGTTGCTATGGAAGATGTGAAGTTATTACAACAAACAACAATACATAAAGCAAATCAAAATAGAAAACACGTTTGTGATATTGCTGGACTAATGAAACGTAATGCAGCTCTACTCAGAATTCAATTTTCACAATTAATGGAAGGAATTCGAGCAGGCATTAAAGCTATATTGAAAGCTTTAGGATTAAGTAGTGGTATTACTGGTTATATGATTGAACAAGCAAAAAAATTAGCTCGTGAATTGAGTAACATAGCAAAATCAATTTCAGAAATAGCAGACCTTGCAACAGTTGTTGTTGATTTTGCTAAAAAAGTTCGAGCAATGATCGACTATATTAATGGGCTGCCTTCTAAACTATATGCCTTATTGAAACAATGTTTATCAGAATTGGTAGCATCACTAACTTCTGGATTATCGGTATTGTTTGCTTCATCTGGCAAAACAGATTTTACTGAGGCCATTGCAGTATTCAATGATATTCAAAAATCAGCAGGAGAAATTTACACCGCTGGTTTAAAAGTTGTTGCAGCACCCGTTGCTGTAATCCAAGCATTGACTACTCCAGGTAGTTCAACTGATATTGCAGCTGCTGGAGAAACGTTGAATACATACCTATCCAGTGTGAACCCAACATCAACGACAACTGATATAACTAAATTTACAACGAATTAACATGGCAACAAAACCATCTGATGATTATTCGTGGACAGAACCCGAGTCGCAGGCAAACGATGAAACGTTGCCGAAATACCCATACAACCACGCAACCATAACCGAATCTGGCCACAGCTTTGAGTTTGATGATACTCCAGGACGTGAAAGGATACGCCTCCAGCATGGCGGCGCACAAACTGATGGTGATGGTACTTTCTTTGAAATTCAATCTGATGGAACGAGAATCAACAAGATTGTCGGTGATAATTATGAGATTGTTGCCAAAGATAACAATGTTATTATTTCTGGTGTATGTAATATTACTATAGAAGGCAATTCAGTTGTACACGTTAAGGGTGACAAATATGAAAAAATTGATGGTGACTATTACCTAGAAGTTGGTGGTAAATTGTCACAAACTGTTGCTGACACATCTTCAATATTATCTAATGGTGATATGACTGTTGGTTGTGGAAACCCAATCACGGGTCGAATGAAATTAGCAGCTGGCGACCATTTGTATTTGGATGCAGATTTGGTTGTATCTGGTAGTTTGGCGGCGAATATGATTACTTCAGAAAATAAAGTTAATGCTGGAACAGGTGTGTTTGCTGGTCCTTTAGGATTCGTAACATTACTTGGTGGTGTTGCGGTTGGACTTGATGTTGCTGTGCCGTTACAAGTTAATGTGACAACTGCTGTTAATGCTGGTGTTTCAGTTAATTCACCATTAATTAATGGTGTTATTGTTAAAGATGTTCGTGGCACAATGGAAATGATGCGAATGGTGTATAATTCACATGCACATCCATCACCAAAGGGACCAACCGGTACACCCTTTGCACTAATGTAATGAGGTATTATGGCAAGCGTATATGAGAGATTAAATTTTAGTTTTGATACAGGTAAATTTGGAGATTCAATTAATCTTTCCGAAGGTACAAAAAGTTATCTGAACACTGCGCCAGTTAAGCTGGAAACATGGCAAAAAAGTGATTTGGCCAATGGTAGCATTGTCAAAACAGATTATTTTAAAAATCCAATGATTAATGTTACCGCAAGATTGAGTGATAACGTTAATGTGATGAATCAGATTGTTCAAACCATCGACACCTTTGACAATGGTTCTGGTACAGCTATGAAAGCCAATCTAACAAATCTGATTATTGAGATTAGAAACTATTTGAGTCACACATCAAATATCTCTGGTGTCACAGAAGCGAGAGCTAATGTTTCCGAAACTTCTAATGTAATTACTCATTTTCCAGACTACGATAAGGCAGTTAGTGCTGGCGAACAAATTTTAATGTTGACTAATGCAACTGATGGTGTTGCCAATACAGTTCCACTTCTAGGTAACTTTACCAGCCTGTTTATCTCTGATGATATCACGGCGAATGCCAACAATATCATTAACGACCTTGTTACAGTTAGAAATAGCATTCGAATTGAGGTAATCGGTGGAGAAACTCCAACATCATCAAACATATCAAACTTATCTGCAAACCTTATCACAACAATAACTTCAAATGTTGTTGCAGCTAACACGTTATTGTCTACTAGAAGATTGCATGACTGGAACTTTTACAGAAATTCACTAAACATTTTGGACGATTACAACAAAATTAATTCTCTTGGCCGAGTCGGTAATACACAAAAATACTTGATAAACAATCTGGTTGGCACAGACAAATACAAAAATAACGTTGGGTAACATAGATAAATAAGATATGGCCACAGTAATTTCATCTTCATCCAGACAATATAAAGATTTGGACCTTAACTTTTTGATACATCCAGTAAGGAAAGATATCAATAAACACAAGGACGAAATGGCAGTTATCAATTCAATTAAGAATTTGATGATGACCAATCATTACGAAAGACCGTTTCAACCTGATTTGGGTTCTAACGTAAGACGCTTGCTTTTTGAAAACCTCGATAAGATTACCGCAATATCGATGGAAAGAGAGATTAGACAGGTTGTTGAGAATTACGAACCAAGAGCACAGATTAAAACTTTAGATATCTTACCTGATGTTGACAATAATGGTTTCAGTGTTCGTATGGAATTTTACATTATGAATATGACAGACCCCGTAACAATTAATTTTTTCCTAGAACGAGTACGATAAATGGCAAATCGTTTAAGAGTAACCGAACTTGATTTTGATACAATCAAGACCAATTTAAAAACATTCCTCAAACAACAAACGGAGTTTTCCGATTATGATTTTGAGGGTGCTGGCTTAAGTGTTCTTTTGGACATTTTGGCATATAACACGCACTATAATGCATACTATCTCAATATGGTTGCAAATGAGGGTTTCTTAGATACCGCATTGTTAAGAAACTCAGTTGTGTCTCATGCCAAAAAACTTGGTTATACACCACGTTCAAACAGAGCATCTAAGGCTGTTATTGATGTAACAATTAATGGCAGTACTTCTGCAGAAGATTACTTGACTATACCACGTGGATATACATTTATTAGTGGTCCGGTTGAAGGTAAAATTTATACTTTCATTACTTTGCAAGACTATACCGTTTCAAAAACTGGAACAAACTTTGTCTATAACGATATTGAAATCTTTGAAGGTAAATTACTTTCATATTCATACAATCATTCGGAAATTAGTAATCCTAAACAAATTTATGAAATACCTGATGCTAAAGTTGATACAACAACATTGCGTGTTACAGTTCAACAAAGTTCTTCAAACACGGAAACTGTCGTTTATAATCCTGTAGATGATTCAATTTCATTGACTTCGGATTCTAAAACGTATTTCCTACAAGAAGGACAAAGCGGCAAGTACCAAATCTATTTTGGTGATAACATTGTTGGTAAAAAATTACCAGATGGTGCGGTTTTAACAATCAGTTATCTAATAAGTAATGGTGAAGATGCAAACAAGGCTGCAAACTTTACTGGTTCCGCATCAATTAATTATTTAACAGGATTTACAATCAATACTGTTACTGTTGCCGCTGGTGGTCGAACACGTGAGACTGTTGATGAGATTAGATTTGCTGCACCACTACAATACATTTCGCAAAATCGTGCTGTCACTAAAAACGATTATATCAAATTAATTCAACAAAAATATCCACAGTTTGAAGCAGTTAATGTTTGGGGTGGAGAAGAAAATGATCCACCTGTTTATGGTAAAGTCTTTATCTCGGCCAAACCTAAAGATGGCTTTGAGATTACAGATACCGAAAAAGATTTCTTCTTACAGAATGTTCTAAAACCAATTAGTGTGATGACTGTTACACCACAAATTGTTGACGTTGACTATAATTACTTAAAAATGATTTCTACAGTATATTATGACCCAACTAAAACAATTTTGGATTTGAATACATTAAGAACTAAGGTTAGAACATCAATTTTAGATTTTTGTAATACTAATC